TGGTCGTAGTCGTGGTCGTAGTCGTGGTCGTAGTCGTGGTCGTAGTCATGGTCGTGGTCGTGGTCGTAGTCGTGGTCGTAGTCGTGGTCGTGGTCGTCGTTAAAAATCCGCATTAAATTCAAACACATCATCCGCCACCTTCTTCTCCGCCAGCGCGTATTCCCCCACCCTCCGCTCAAAAAAGTTCGTTTTTCCAGCGAGGCTTATCATCTCCATGAAATCAAACGGATTGGTAGCGTTATAGATTTTATCATACCCTAATTGAAGCACAAGTCGATCCGCGACAAACTCGATATACTGGCACATCAGTTTGGCATTCATTCCGATGAGCCGGCACGGCAACGCCTCCGAGATAAACTCCTTCTCGATTTCCACCGCATCACGCACAATTTCGTAAATACGATGACGCTGAATCTTCTTCACCATCTTCGTGTATAAAAGCACCGCAAACTCGGTATGAAGTGCCTCATCGCGAGAGATGAGTTCGTTGCTGAATGTCAGTCCCGGCATAAGACCGCGTTTCTTCAGCCAGTAAATCGAGCAAAACGCGCCAGAGAAGAAAATCCCCTCTACACACGCAAATGCCACCAACCGCGTCTGAAATGTGCTGCGTTTATCACCGATCCATTTCAGCGCCCAATCCGCCTTCTTTTTTATACATGGAAATGTCTGGATTGCGTTGAATAGCCGGTCCTTCTCCGTCGCGTCTTTGATATATGTATCGATAAGGATACTATACATCTGTGAATGAATATTCTCCATCGCGATTTGAAATCCATAGAAGGCGCGGGCTTCCGCGAGCTGAACCTCCGACATAAACCTTTGCGCCAAATTCTCCATGACGATACCGTCACTTGCCGCAAAAAATGCGAGAATCATCGAAATGAAATATCTCTCGTCGTTGTTCAACGAATTCCATTGTGCGATATCCTTCGTAAGATCGACTTCTTCCGCGCGCCAAAAACAATCCACCTGTTTTTTATACATGTTCCAAATCGCGGCGTCTTTGATGGGAAAAAGCACAAACCGATTCTGGTCTTCTTCCAGTAAGGGTTCGATGACATGAGGTTTTACGGTTCCGGAGGACGACGACGGCGATGCTACAGTCGTTGTCGTTGTGAGTGAAGTATCAGAAGTAGTAACAGACATGTGACGATAATGTGATTGTGTGAATAATGGTATTTATAATACGGATAAACGGTTTAATATTGTTTCCTAAAGAACGGAGTATGGCGATGGATATTATAGAAGGATAAAAAAGAAACAGTATAAATCGATGTAGCAATATAGTAATATATTACATGGAACCAACAGACGGTAAGCGTATTGACGATTTTGATATCGCCGTCATCAATTTAGACAGACGACCCGACCGTATGTCACATCTTTATAATCATGCGCCAATCATGTTTCGCAGATTTCCGGCCATCGATGGAACAAATCTCTCGAAACATTACTTTCAATTCTCCGATTTATTAGATACCATACGAAATCAACACCGCGTATTAGGTGAAGTCGGATGTTCATTAAGTCATTATTCATTATGGAAAGAGCATATCGAGAGACACGACGGACGCGGACACGGACACGGACGCGGACACGAACATCTTCTTATCTTTGAAGATGACGTCATGTTTACCGATAAATCACGCGAACAATACAAAAAGATGACACGTGAGATTTCTCAGGGAGTTATAGAGAAAGGATTTCAGTTTGATTTGATATATGTTGGCGGACAATGGACTTCTGATTATGATATTGATGGTTCAAATGCTCCTTACTTCAAATTTCAAAAGACAACGCGTGAATCTCTCGAAACATATTATCGTCAATCTCTCGTTCCAAACATATACAAACGACGCAATCTCTCGCCATCTGTGATTCAAGGAGAACGTAATGTCTGGTTTACGCCATTATTTCGCACCGCGGGTGCTTACGTGATCAGTCAACGCGGTGCGAAACGATTATTAGAAGCGGTAGAAACCGATACTGCTTTATTTATGAAGACGCCTCTCGATATGTGGTTACTTGAAATGGATTTTCGCGGATATATCGATGCGTTTGACCGATTTCCACATCCGTTTTATCAAGCAGGATTTGAAATGGTGCGAGAGCCGAGTCACGCGGCTAACGATATTCATCGCGGGCATTTTGAAACCATCGATCTTCCGCGTCATTTTCCTTCTCCGTCTCCAACGGACGGACGGACGATGCGGTAGTCTAGATGACCTTCATTGAAAACGTCGCCCAATCAAACCCCGCCTTCCATTTCACGCGCCCATCCACTTCACTATATCCTTCCTTTTGAACGATATATTGTTCGTTCGCCAGCCAGCACTGATACTTGGGCTGAATATACTCTGTATACATATAATCGATATTTCGTCGTTCCAAATCCGGTAAATCGGGAAATGTATCTACCAACGTAAGTATAGGTGCATACATGTGTTGTTTCACGAGATAAGCATGATTACACCATATTGTCCCTTTCACCCATTTACGCGATTCGTCGATACCATCATATTTCGTCAAGATGCCGCCAAGATATAAAATATCCCAATTCCCGTGACATGGAAATGGAATGGTCGATAGTTCGCGAATATTCTCTCGAATCAATACGTCATCTTCTAGAATCAGAACCGACGAGAGATTTTTCTCTTGGGCATATCGTATCGCGTTGATATGAGACCGAAAACACCCGACCTTTGTATCCTCTGTGTGAATATGATTCAGTAAAATGGAATGAGGAACGCCGTGCGTGGTAAGATGTTCACTCACATATTTTGTTCGTTCAGGACGTTCATGAAGACATATAACAACGACCTCTTCCGCAAATGGAGGTTCTTTCAAGAACGAAGCCGACGCCGACACCGAAGCCGACGCAGTGTCGTCATCTATCATAATTTTTGTCGCGCACGACATTTCCGGAGAAGACGGCGGTGTATGTAACGCCTGTGGTGTAAAATTCGCGCTTGATGAAATCGATGATAACGAACGCTCACTCGATGGCGGAGATTCACTATTATCGTCATGTAATTTGAAGTATTTCATAGATTCGTGTGTGTTTGATGGTGTTCGCTGGATCACAGAGTGATATGGATTCTCTGTTTCAATATACTTATTCTGTTTCATTATGTTACAAATTCGTTGATAGACAGAATCAGAACTAACATGAATACTGAAAAACCCGATTGTAAACGTCCGATTTAAAACCGTCATTGTAATGCCATCGTCGGTTTGAATACACGAATCATCGATGAGCGACGACGACGACGACGACGATGCGTTCTCTTCAAAGAATGTCGAGAGAATGTCATATTCACTTCCTTCACTGTCGATCGAACAATAATCAATATAATCCGGCGCAGAATATTGACAACATAAATCATACAGCGTAATCGTATCTACTTTATACGATTTGAAACCGGTGCGCGTCCATTCGTGTCCATCCTTGTTGTTTTCAAGCGCACTTTTTAGTCCGCTATGTGTCGGATCGAGAGATTCATAGAATATCGCACCACGTCCGCTGCCATTTGATAATGAGGATGTTACATTCGATACCGCCGCAAAAACTGGCGTGGATCGTGTCTTTCGAAGTACGGTGTTATAATGTTTGGCCGGTTCCACCGCGAGACCGCGCCATTCTCGATATCTCTCGAAAAAATAACTTCCGGAGTTTGTCTCTCCATCACCCGCACCAATATCAATAAAGTATCCACCATGTTTTCCTTTTACAATATATTTATCGAAATATTGATCGAGGCGTAAAGGGTGAGAATACTCTGGATAGATCGTTAGCTCGTCCTCTGCCTCTGCCTCTGCCTCTGCCTCTGCCTCTGCCTCGGCCTCGACGACCTTCGGCGGTGGATTGTAAATTTGAAGCTCCATCTTTTGCTTTTGAAGAAACTCGTTTTTACGCATAACGTCCCCTAATATCGTTTCCCACAAATGTGTGCCATATGATTCTGAAGGAAACTCATAAGGGACGGTCTCCGACCGAATAAACGCTTCGGTGTCTTGCCAATGAAGCGGCATAAACATCTTCCAGTCCAACACGCGAATCCGATACTTGTGTGTATAATGCGGATGTCTTTCAAGCAGCTGTTTGTTTGAATCCCGTATATGATGTGCCCAAATTCCCAAACGCAGCCCCGACTTGAACTCATTCAACCATAATTTGATAAATTCGTTCTTCGGTTTCGCCGCCAAAAATGCGTTAATAAGGGGTCCGCTGCCCCTACCATTCGCCCCCTCACGTTCTTCACTAATATAAAACGAATGACCCGACGCGAATACCTCATGAAATGGACGAACAATCAACATATCGATGTCCAAATAAACACCGCCATGCTCATATAATAATTCAAGACGCGCGACATCCGCCTTATATTGGAAATGCTTTAATTCGAATCCATCATAAAACTGTGGGGCGTCCATCTTATGAATCCTGACACGTGGATTTGCCTTTATCTCCTGCCAGTAAACATTCTCGGTGGTTGGTTCTCTCGCATTATAAATTCGGATTTCATAATCTGGCATATACTGTATCATCGAATGAATACACCGATGATGGAAATTATAAAACTCGGTCTCCCCGAAATAAAGAAGGTGGATGATTTTCGGGATTTCGGCGCAAGGATCGGCGGGGTATAACATACCAAGATTTGCGATCGATGCTTCTTTGATGAAATCCGGCAGTTCGGAATCGCTGTCGTTAATTCCGTTTGGCGTATTCGATGGCGAGGGCGACGGTGTATCCACGATTTCTTCGAATTGTTTGATCGCCGTTTGCGGGTTCAGCGTGAAATTCGAGGTCGCACGGTAAAATCGCACGTAGTTGGTGTCGCGCTTGTCATACGTCGGAAAATAATCCAAATACATGTCCGCGATCGCGACGAGTTTTTCATGTTCTTTATGATAATGATGCTGATTATGGATTTCTTGAAGCATCTGTTTGCGGTCCATATATTTGCTACTGTTCTGATAATACTTATATCGGACCATTTCGAATGACGACGACGACGACGACGACAACGACCGATGTTCGGCTATATCGCAATATCGCCCCCACGCCATTCCACGCGAACGGCATTCGTCTTTGATGATATTATCCTTTACCATAAGCTCGTAATAATCATCGAATCCGTGTTCTTCGACAATACCTGCGCCGACCATTTGTGCCCATGCTTTTGTGGGCTCGATCGTATAATGCGCATGACGCTCCGAAACACGGCATATATCATCAATTGCCACGATCGTATGCGGTCCTGCCACCAATCTTTGCGAATTCAGGATATCTTTCAACGGAACATCTTGCTGATGACCCCCATCGATAAAAATAAAATCGAAACGTAGTGGCGGCGCGGTGAGAGGGTTTTTCATTCGGTGCGCGACCTGTTCTTCGTATTTCGGCACCGTCGTCGTGCTATCGCCCGTAACGAGGGTATGTCGTCCCGGAAATACCGAGTCAATATAACGCTTTGCAGCGAATACATACGCATACTCGCCTAGATCGAAACTAACGACTTTCGTCTCAGGCGGTGTGATTGCGAGGAAGAGTAGTGCTGAATGCCCCGCATTAAAACCGATTTCCATAATTGCGGTTGGTGATGTGTTATACACAAACTCACGAAGCCGCGCAACTTGATGTGTGATTTGAAAGGACCCACCTTCTACGATATGATATTCTGCGATGGCTTGGGTGAGACCTTGAAGGAGCTCGCCGTGTTCCGATTCACGAGTGCGTTCATATGGGTAGGATGACTCGGACATTATACGATTATTGTATTTGAAATAATAGTATAACGAAAGATTTATCTTTATGTAATGTAATGTAATGTAATGTAATGTAATGAATCATGCCTTTGGAACATAATTCGGGTTTGGTTTATTAACCTTTTCACTTTTGATTTCTCCGGTCGCTTCATCGCGCCAAACATTCACCTCCTCAAAAAATTCAGGCTCTTCATTAATTGTTGCCAACTTTTATGGCATGATATATATACTTTCTAATCGTAATAATCGCATTCGTGAAATTTTCTCCTGTTAAATTCGCGCCGGTCAGGTTAATACCGGTTATATTATGATTTGAATAATCGGTCATTCTCTTTTATATGTAAATCATATTTGTATTTTACATACACGTAAATTACAAAATAATTATTTATGATTAGAACCATATTTTTATGCGATGTTTTGTTTATTGTGTAGGTGAAACAATATTGCTTACTACCTCGGCAATTGTATCTGCAGGGTTAATCTTTTGAAGACATATTAGACCAAGATAGTCATCGTCTTGCCCCCATCGAGCATAATCTTCACCTGTTAATTGTATATTGTGTTTCTCTGGGTGATCTTGGTCATGATAAATACATTTGACAAGTGCGCTTTGTCTTGGTGTTACGATAACTTGGCGTATCATCAATATACATCCTAAAGTTGTTCGATAATTTACGATTCCATACATCTTATAGTATATATTATCTTATATTTTATACTTTTGGAACACGGACAACGCGCATCCGTATATTTGGATTCGACGACACATAGTCACTAGTTGAACACCATAATGAAAAGTTATGGACACCATCAAATGGATTTGTGGGAAATGTTGAAATGCTTGTAAATAATAGTGTGTTTGTAGTTCGCGAATACCCAATCGAATTCGCTAGTGCGGAATAACTTGTAGAGTTATTTGATATACGAACATATGTTGTTTGACCTTCCAATATCATCATATGCGGAATATTAACGACTGGGCGGTTGACTCGTAGTGTTCCTTTGAAATGAAAATTAATACCTGATTGTCCTTGTAAAAAAAACAAATAAGAACCCATTTGGTTTCCAGTGAAAATAGTATTACTAGCCATGTCCTTATCTAGATAGCTCTGGATATATCGCCCCGTATCGATATTATCCCAATTCCAAAGGATGTGATTCGAGAATGCGTTGTTTTGTGTTAGTGTAAATTCAATATCGTAATTGTAATTCGTAAAATCCCACGTTAAATTGGGAAATGTGAATTGATTATTGGTATAGATGTCAAAACTTCCTATACTTGAATAAGTTCCATCAAATATTACAGATGAACCTAGTGGTCCGGTGGGTCCTGCCGCTCCCACTGGACCTGTCGCACCTGCTGGACCTATGGGGCCTGTCGCACCCGCTGTGCCGGCTGTGCCTTGTGCTCCTGCCGTGCCTTGTGCTCCCGCTGGACCTGTGGGGCCTGTTGCTCCTGCTGGACCTATGGGGCCTGTCGCTCCTGCTGGACCTATGGGGCCTGTCGCTCCTGCTGTGCCGGCTGTGCCTTGTGCTCCCGCCGTGCCTTGTGCTCCCGCTGGACCTGTGGGACCTGTCGCTCCCGCTGGACCTATGGGGCCTGTCGCTCCTGCTGTGCCGGCTGTGCCTGCTGTGCCTTGTGCTCCCGCTGGACCGGTCGCTCCTGCTGGACCTATGGG